CGCGATCGGTGTTCTGCACCATGTGCAACGGCACCCGGAACAGACGACAGATTTCTTCAAGCTGAAACTTGCGGGTTTCCAGGAACTGGCTGTCCTCGGCGTTCAGCGCCATCGACTTCCAGTCCAGCCCCATCTCAAGGATCATCGGGCGGTGAGCATTGCCAAGCCCGGTGTGACGCTCCTCAAAATCTTTCTTCAGGCGCTCATAAGCCTGATCTGACAGCGTCTGCTCTGTACGCAACACACCGGACGTCACCGCACCATTGCTGAACAGTCTGGCCCCGTGCTCTTCGGTCGCTGCCGCCAGCGATATTGCCTCGCGGGCATAGGCGATGGGATTCAGCCCCACCAGACCGTCCAGCGTCAGCGTGCGCACATGCCAGATATCTTCCTGGCTCAGTACATCCGTGGAACCGTCCGGGAATGTGACCTGATAGACCGGCTCCCAGCGACTGTTAAGCTTCGGTACCACACAACCGGGATCGACGGGCAGCAGTTCAGCCACTTCGCCAAATGCTTTCACTTTGTAGGCGTAAAAGTTCCCCCTCAGGCACAGACAGGTGACCACCAGCTCCCAGAACTCCTGCGGCGTCATATAGCCATTGGGATGCGTGGAGATCAGCTTATGCAGACGTTCGCCGGTGGCCCTCTGTTTCAGGCTGCCGTTCAGGTGATACAGATTGCAGGGCAACATCCCGACCGACTCTGCCAGCACTCTGACGCAGGAAAAAACCGCCGTCAGTCGCATGGCCCGCTGACTGCTGATCTGCTTTCCGGTATAGGTGTCGTAAGACAACCCGATGGCATCCGCCAGCTCTGCTGGCGTGGTCACCGGCACGTCACTTTTTCGTTGAAATAATCCCGAAAAGAACACTATTTACCTCCGCCGACAGACTGCCGTGTACGGTCGAGATATCGCGCCCCCAGCCACGACCAGAACAGGCACAGCGCCCCGGCAACAACAAAACCCGCCGGGGGATAAATCAGCCAGGCACCATACGCCAGCAAAAGCGCACCCAGCACGCCCACCAGTGGCGCGAGAATTATCAGAAACATAATGACCTCGGTTAAAGCGAGCGGATGCCCACGCTGATCAGATGTTCAGACAGATCCAGCTCCGGTTCACCACCATTGACCAGCATCCGGCTCATTGCTGTAAACATCGCAACAGGGCCGTCGATTTTGGCTTCCAGCGTGGATTTATTCGGGAAGATATTGTCGTTTTTGTCCGGTTTTACCGTAACGTTAGACATCATCCAGTTCATGACCGGATGATTGCTGTGATGGAAACGCCCGGCATAGACCAGTGATTCCGTTTCCTTCATGGCCTCTGACAGATTGCGAACCGTCTGCGGAACCTCCACCAGCGGTATCCCTTCTTCAGCCAGTGCCAGGCTGAACTGCATCGCGCTCCACGGGTCAAATCCCAGTTCCCTGAGGTTTTCACCACCAATCCATTCCAGTAAGTCACTTTTTATCTGAGCATGATCGATAACATCACCATCCGTCAGAATCAGCTTATCCATCTCCGCCCACTTCCGGTAAAGTTCTGCCTGCTGCCGCGAGCATCGTTCCAGCCGTCCTTCCGGAAGCCAGAATTTAAAATCGGCATGAACATGCCCGTTATCCGTTCGCCAGAGTTTTGCCGCCGCACAGATATCAATCTTATGAGCAAGGTCAACGCCGACCCACATGGGATACGTTTTCAGCTCATGTCGTGGGGCAATGTATTCGCACTTCTCCCACTTAATCATGTCCATCCAGGCAGACTCTGCTGTTACCCACACATTCATGTGTTTGGTAAAAAAATTCACCCGCGCAGAGACCTGTTCTTTCGCTTTTTTCGCCAGGCGACGCAGATCATCCCAGCGTTTACAGATGCCCAGGCCGGGATTCGCTTTCTGCCAGACCGTTTCATCAAACGGATCATCTCCCTCATCGAGGGTGTAAATAATCGCAAAGTAGGAGTCGTCTTTTACCGCGCCCTCCACGTCGCTGTTATAGCCACGCAATACCTTGATGGCGTAATCACGCTGCTCGTAACAAATCCCTTCCTTGTTAAACCCTGCCGTGGTGATACCAAATAAAAGGGACTGCAGACGGGCACCGGTTGCCGTTTCCAGAACGTCCCACACGTCACGGGTTTTATGTGCATGCAGCTCATCAATAATGGCGCAGTGGATGTTCAGACCATCCAGGTTGTTTGCATCCGAAGAAAGCGGTTCAAATTTTGATGCGCTCTGCTCCTGGTAAATCGCCAGCTTGTTGAAATCAAACAACCGCCCGAGTGTCGACCGGGCTTTTCTGACCATATTTTTGGCGTCTTCAAACACGATTCTGGCCTGGTCACGCGTGGTTGCGGCTGAATACACCTCAGCTCCGCCTTCACCATCTGCCCCCGTCATATACAGGCCGATACCCGATGACAGAGTTGATTTTGCGTTTTTACGGGCGACTTCGTTGTACGCCGTCCGGAACCGGCGCACCATCACCGGACGTCCGCTGCCATCGCTGCGCATGACAACTTCCCCGGTCTCTTCATTGACCAGCGGAATGACAAAACCAAAAATATTAATGAGGATAAATACATGCCAGTCCATCAACTCAATGGGCTGGCCTGCCAGCGCCCCTTTTACATGAGGCACAAATTTGTAGAAATTCAGGATGTGCTGCGCACGGGGTTCACTGAAATAAATCCCCCGCTCTTCGCCGTACTTCAGATCATCAAGAAAACGCTGGCAGGCCAGGCGGACAAATTCGCCAGCAACAATTTCTCCTGCAACAACACGTTCGGCGTAGCGGATCCCGTCAGCCACTTTTGCCATCAGTCTCTCGCTTTTAAAAGCTCCGCCAGCGGATCAACATCATCCGGTCCGGCGATATTTACTTTAGCCCGGCTTGCCGGTGACATACCAAACTCTGCAAGCATTGCCCGGATCCGCTTCCAGGCATCCGCTTTCATTGCCGCCGCGGGGTGCGCCTTAATCAGTACATCACCGCTCTGCGTTTCCGTGCGGTAGGTATACCCCTCAACATCGAGTGTTTCGCAGTGATGCCGATATTCGGTGTAGGCTTCCACCAGCAGCTCGAGCGCACGCGCATCAAGCTGAGAAATGATCCCTTCCGCATTCAGCTCTTCCGCCATTCGCCTGAACCAGTACTTCCCCTGAGCCCCTAAATGCTGCGGAATTTTAGGAAGACCTTTTTCATCCTTTTTAGCGGTTTTTTTGTGGTCTTTAACGGGGCGCTTTGAGGGGTTACCTCGAATCAAATGCAGGCGTGGCGGGGTTTTCGGAGGTCCTGACATAATCGGTCTTACCTATCAATCGTTTGTTCACATTTCCAAAAAAAAGTTTTCGAACCTGCGGCGATGTGAGGAAGGGTCAGGCGGCGGTACTGAACAGCCAGGGTTGCAGAGATTTGACCCGCCCCTCCCCTGCAGATGGGAGCTGTTATCAATTGATGCGTTCGCGCGCTGTTTTTGCTTTATGACAGGGCCAGCACAGACTCTGCAGGTTACTGTCTGCATCCGTGCCACCATGAGCTTTCGGAATGATGTGGTCCACAGTTCTGGCTTCAACGGCTCTCCCATTGCGCAGGCAGTTCTGACACAGATGATTATCACGCTTCAGTATGCGCGCACGTATGGCATCCCATTTCGAGCCATAGCCACGCTGGTGGCGGCTCAGTCCGCGTTGATGCTGTACCCATCCTTCGCCACGATGTTTATCGCAGTAACCAGAACTGTCTGTGGTTGTACCTGCACATCCACGCTTACGGCAGGCGCGTGGGATTAGTGCTGGCATGTTTCGCCCTTATATAAATCAAAGGTGACCTGCATTGAGTATCTCCATGGAATAGATTTGCTGCTGATATGAGACAGATCAATAGACTTCATGAGCCAACGGGTGTAGATATTACTTTTTACTTCAGAGGGTTAACTCATGGATATTAAAGATAAAATCAATACCATTTTGTTATGTGACATTGCCATCCACCTAGGTATCGAAACTGATATTGATCCACAGCTTGTTAAATATGCTGTGTCATCTGGTAATGATTGGGTTATCAAGGCCGAATATTCACATTTGGATGTTGACGAACCAAGTAAAGAAGATCGTGATTTTGTTACTGCTGTCTTGAATATGTATCGCGGACTTTCCAATGCTTTCAGGAAACTTAGTGATGACGAGCAAAAAGAATTAGTCCGTGACCATCATCTAAAAATACATGATGGGGCAATTCAGCTCCCAGGTTTCGACGGTAATAATGAATGCGATTACTTCAGTATCATTGAGGCATATCAGAAAATTGATCGCTTCCCCGAACAGAAACAGCCCATTGCCAATACTCATTCACGTACAGAACATCTCTATAACGCAATGCTTGATGAGTTTAAGAAAATTGACGCTGTAAATCGAAGCTGGGATTTATCGAAGGAAGAACTGGCATCCATTCTTTCCACAGCTCCACGCAGTTTCTAAGTGCTTTAGGCGGGTTTCCAACCCGCCTTATTATGCTCGTATATAGAGAAGGAAGCACCCAAATTAACCAGCGCGGATTTCTTTTCCTCAATACGGCTGTTAAGTTCAGCAACTGCATGCGGGCGTATGGCCTCAAGAAAAGCACTATATTGATAGGCAGACTGGATTGTCACACCAAGCCCTGCACCACTTTCCAGTATACCTTTCTGTCGCTGTAGCTCTTTCATCTCGTTATAGATGTAATGTGCGTTACTTAGGTTTTCTACGTTCACGCCCTAAGTTCTTCCTGCAGTTAGCCTGCACTGATTTGTTATGCGCCAATATGTCCCGCTTCGTCTGTTGCATTATCATAAGTAATAGCGTAGGTTGACACCTTGGCTCTCTTTCGCCACCGGCGAATCTTTAGCGGATTATCCTTGGCCGGTTTTTATCTGAGACATTGCTCACGAATGTATAGCTGTGCCCCTTCCAGTTGCTTCTGCATCGTCATCAACCGTTCTCTGAGGGTGAAATAATCCCGTTCAGCGGTGTCTGCCAGTCTGGGGCTGGTTGCATTATCCACGCTGGTGGGTCCGGTGGCTTCACGCACGGCTGCGGAGCAACTGGCATTGACCCGCAGGCGCTTACGACCAGCGGCAACATCAGCGCGCAGAGTTTCATTTTCAGCTTTCGCATTGGCTAATTCTCTCGAGTACTTTGCATCGAGCGCAGCAACATCACGCTGACGCTGCTGCATGTCAGCGATGGTGGCGGTCAGCTGCTTCAGCTCACTGACTTTTTTATCACGCTGTTCTTTGTAGGTGATGGCGTTATCACGGTAATGATTGACCGCCCACGACAGGCAGACGATGATGCAGATAACCAGAGCATAAATAATCGCGGCGACTCTGCTCACTGATCTATTCCCCAACAGGCTAATGCGCTTTCTTGGTCACGACGAATAACCTGTCCATAGCAGTTATTTGAACGTATGCGGCAATCGCGCCCACCATCTTTTATCCACCAGCGAATCGCCTCGCATGCGCCCTTACGATCACCAGCATTCAGCCGCTTATAAAACGTCGATGGAAAACACTTACCGGGGCCAATGTTATAGGGACAAAATGACGCGATACCCGCTTTTTGTGGTTCGGTCAGTGGTACTTTAATATTGCGCTCCACCCATGCCAGCGCCTTATCACGCTCAATGGCGTTGACCTGGTCGCATTTTTCCTTCGACAGTTTCATACCGGGAAAAACGGGTTTTCCATCCACCATCGTGGCACCCCGACAGATGGTCCAGATGCCGGAACCATCGCGGTATGCCGTTGTGTGGTTACCTTCTTTTTCATCCAGAAACTGGTCGAGAATATCAGGCGCGGGCGCACCGACGGCAATCAGTGCCAGAACGGCAGCCGACAGGCCGTATCTGATTTTTGCGTTCATGGATATTTATCAGGATTTATCGGTTTCTGCCCACGGACAGGTTTATCTGTTCCGGTCAGTGACTTAAGGTTGTGATTCCGGAGGAGTCTTCAGAGAACCAGTAATTCTTCCTGGTAGCTTTCCTTTGTAGGTTATCCACACATTCTGCGCCTCTAAAATTACGGGGCGCTTTTCCGGCGACTGCTCATCCCCTTCACATAACCCGGCAGCAACATCCAGGAAGACCTGTCTGATGCTCCTTCTGGCTGCTGCCTCATAAAACCCCAGCGCGGCACCTTCAACACGGTCCAGCGAGATGTCCAGGTCAAAAATTTCACCGTCAAAGCGTTTTTTGTCCCGTAACGCTAAAGTTACCGTAACTTTATTCTCAAAATTGCGGATCCCTTTCACAATCAGTTCATAGTTTTGAGTCATTGAATTACTCTCCCCGTGCAGCCTTACGCTTGTCTTCTCTGATTTTGAAGTACAGATTTGTCAGATAAGTCAGGAAGCCCAGAACCAGACTCCCCAGTACACCAATCGCAGCCCACTGTGACGGACTGACCTGATCAAGCCACTGTAAAAACCAGTAGCCAGCACTGCCTGCGGAGGTGCCATAGGCAATGCCCGTTGAAATTTTGTCCATGGATTTCATAGCCTCACCTCCGCAAATAACGGATGGCGTAGTTTTACACTGAGAAATGAAAGGGATTTGAAAAGAAAAGCCCGCAAAAGCGGGCGAAACAATATATACAGTAAGGAAAGCACTCTATCCAACAAACCACCCACAGTTAATCGGAATAAAAGCAGAGTGCTTATGAATGATCGCCTGCCCGAAGGTTAGTATTTCTGCACAGCAATTTTGCAAAAAAAAGCGATCATTCATAACTTAAACGTCTTTCAGTCACTCCGGGATTTCCCATCATCGCAGACTGAAAGACTCTAACTGGAGCGGGCAGCGGGAATCGAACCCGCATCATCAGCTTGGAAGGCTGAGGTAATAGCCATTATACGATGCCCGCATATGGTGCCGACTACCGGAATCGAACTGGTGACTTACTGATTACAAGTCAGTTGCTCTACCTACTGAGCTAAGTCGGCACTGGACCGCCACCGGGGACTCGAACCTCGCACACTCAACTTAAAGGGTTGACGCTCTTTCCTGATGAACTGGTGACGGTTGGTGGCCCTTGCTGGATTTGAACCAGCGACCTGGCGATTATGAGTCGCTCGCTCTCACCACTGAGCTAAAGGGCCGGGCGCAGGATAATAACGTTACGAAATCAATGTTGCAAGCATTCAAAAATCACCTGGTTAAAAATCACCCTTAGCTCCTCCACCAGCGCATTCACCATGTCTATCCGAGATAAGTGGCACAAAAAAACCCGCTTGTGGGCGGGTTTTGTTTGCTTTTGCCATCACGTACAAAATCGGCAAAATATCAGATTTGCATGAAATATATGCCTTTCAATCTACTTTTGCAACACTTTGCTTTGAAAATGCCGCCTTTTGTTTTGAACGTGTTCTCATTACAAACAATAAAGCCTCACTATCCAGTCGTTGAAAAATGTGTTTCATTGCAACCCAGTGACGAGTAAATGTTTTGGACCAGTTTTTAGTTGCCACTCCCGCCAGTAATGCCAGCTCCTGGTATTCATAACCTTCCCCACCAAAAAGTTCTGCTTTTACTGCCTGCGCCGCCAGCCAGATTAATTTTTTCAGGCGTTCCTGCGTTTTCCCTGCAATTTTTCTGGTACCGGATTGAGTATTAAATTCATTCCACGCCCACTGTGTTATCGCGATCTGATATTCCCAACAAATACTCTCGCCGTAACACCACAACAACCAGGCTTTATGATGCTCTTCAAGAGACAGCAAAGCCCGCCGCCATGATGATGTCGAAAACTCAACCGGGCTGACCAGGGCAATTGATGAGCCATTCGCCAGTGATTGTTTTCCCGGGATTGGTGGATTATCCCGCGTTATCATTTTTCCAGTCACTTCATCGCGGTACCGGATTTTTTTTCGCCTGTAACGCCCTGTATCGAACATGGCATTCTCCTGCCAGGCTTCAAGCTGACCTTTTGTTGCCCCACTCAAATCAGCGGTGGCGATAATGAGCTGCTCACGCACAAACTGTAAATACTGGTTATTCATGCGCACTCCAGTTCTGTGATTTTTATCCCCAGCCGCCCACCAGGAACGAGCTGACCGCGCACAATATTGATTTCATCAAACTGCTCGTCGTCTATGAGTAGTCCGGCATGCGTCAGCGCATCCAGTGGTGCTTTCAGGATATTGTCCAGGTCACGACGGCGCTTATCCGGTGGCTCTGCAATAATCTTTATCGCCAGCCTTCCGGACAGGTTTAATTTCAACCGCTGCTGGCGAACAATTAGCGCCACATCATGGCGATAACGCTTTCCGGCCTCCGAGATGAAATACGTATTGCCATGACGTCGCCAGTAGGTATTCACCGTCGGCGGGTAAGGCAAAACAAATTCTATGCGTTCAGTCATTCATGCTTTCCACTTCAGGACACCCGAATTTCTCGCGTGCATTAAAAAACGAATCAGCAACAACAGCTGGCTGCCGTGTTTTTCTTCAAAATCTTTTACCCCGGCGTGCAGTTCGTTATGACATTTACGGCACAGCGGAATAACAAACAAATCATCAGCCTTTGTTCCCATCCCTCCCAGTCCATGACCAATGATGTGATGCGGATCATCTGCCTGATTACCGCACGTCATGCATTTCTGCGTTTTTACCCAACGCGTGTATACAGGCATCTCTTCCCGTTGTGGTTTCTGGCGCTGGAGATACTGAGCCGGTGACTCCGGATCAACGGCAATGCTGACCACCGTCTTTTCCTGTGGCGGGTTTTGCTGGTGGGCATGAGGCAACGGCGCAAGATTTTTTGTGCGCTGCTTCAGTATGCTGGTGGCGGTCTGCTCTCCCGGTACGATGTCGCTTTCGCGGTACAAGGAGCGGATTTTTTCCGCACGTAACCCCAGAGAACGACGTAATACTGCCTCCGGAAGCGCGTCCGCCACCTGATTGCAGACCGCCCACCAGGATAATTCAGCCAGCGACAATTCCCGCTCCTGCGTGCCATTCATTGCATGGCGTATGACGTCAATCATCCATGCTGACAGGTTTTGATGAGCAAGTTGCCCGAGTGATTCGGATGTCTGGTCACGCAACTGGTTGTCGCAGTGCCAGCACAACACCATCGCGCCGGTACCGTAACGATGTATGACGATTTCACTGTGATGATAGTCACCATGAGGCCACTGGCAGGATTTGACATGACGCAACAGCCAGTCAGACAGTGCCCCAGCGCCGCCAGCAGCACGAATCACCCGCTCATCGCTGAAAAATGGCAGTAATGATTTATCCTCCGCCAGCGGCTGGCGAACGGCAGGGACGACTCCGGACGGCAGACCGCGCATGCTTTTCGGTTCAGGCTCCACCAGCACTCGAGGGTTATGAAATACTTGCATGGATTCACGGCCCGGCCTAAGGACCACCAGCCCGAGTTCCGGTACCAGAACAGGTCGAAGTAATATCCGCACGTTACCTCCAGATCCGTTGCTGGTATGTGCGGGATGGGCGCGGTGGGCGTTCGGAATAAGGGAGCCTGACATAGATTATCCAGTGACGATAATCGAGGCTGAGGGCTTTCTTAATCTCGTATCCGCGTCTGCGATAGTTATGAATTAGCCATTCGGCCTGTTCTTCAGTACATGGGTCATGCTGGAACCAGTCAGATTTGAAAGTGCGGGAACGCCGCCCGTGCCTGCTGGCAAAGACGGCAGAATCATCAGAATTGTGTAATTTGGTATCGTGCGCCATCGGTTGTCTCTGCTGGCGCAGCAGGTGCCAGTTGTTCAGGCTGGCGTGCGAATTGTAAACCAGAATGCCAGGAAAAAACAAAACCCGCCGAAGCGGGTATGCTAAAACAAACTGAAAGTAATATACCGGACTTGTAAAGGAACGATAGAATAATTATTGGATTAAACCCTGACTCAATCCAGATTTTATAGGCAACAACTACGGACTAATCATCACAGTCATGTTTGATAGGCTTAGTCCACATTGGGTGAGGGTTTACGGCGTTTTCACTAATAATTTATCGTCCAAGCTATACACTACTGCCCTGTTTTAACGAAGTTTTTAAAGGAAACAACTGCCTGATAGGGGTTTGGTTGACAGCCAAACATATTATCGCAAAAAGGCTTGATGAAAATTCTTGAGGATCCATCTTCATTTGGCATTTTACTCACTTGATAAGCGAGGAATGGACTATTTGGAGAGGGATTATAAGTGGAAATTAGCGTGTCTGTCGCCGTTTGAATTTTCCATGAGGAATTATTAGCCAACCAGAATTGCGCTCGTTTCCAATAAAAGTCACATTGCTTTTCATCATTACATGTTAGTGGCTTCATTGCTTCTGCTTTCAACGCTGGATCGACCTTTGCTGCACACCCTCCCAACATTACTGTTGCAATCATTACACCTGCGACTAAAACAAGTTTCTTCATCTCCCTGCCCCATCAATAAAAGTTCGGTTCTCTAATAACTAGAGTTAATCAACGGAAAAAACGCCGAAGCGGGTTAAGTGCGGGTGCGTTGAGGATGCCTGACACATCAGAGGTGGCGAGGGATTTCTCCCCCGCCAGGTCTCTTACTCCTCAGGTTCGTAAGCTGTGAAGACAGCGACCTCCGTCTGGCCGGTTCGGATTCGTACCTCGCAGAGGTCTTTCCTCGTTACCAGTGCCGTCACTATGACGGTTAAACAGATGACGATCAGGGCGATTAACATCGCCTTTTGCTGCTTCATAGCCTGCTTCTCCTTGCCTTTCGGCACGTAAGAGGCTAACCTAGATTTGCCGTTCATAGATTGAGCCTCAGATTAATGTTAAGCGTCTTGCCGGACGCGTAATGTTAACTGGGGCTTTTCTCTATCTGCCTTTGGTGTTCATGCCTGAGGCAGATAGCCTCAAGCACCCGCAGCAATTCTACTTAAGTTAGATAAGCTTTTCTATGGTATTCTCTCAGCGTCCCGTAAATACAGTCTCGGCTCATCATTTTTATCACAGGTGCGAGGAAAATATATAGCGCCCTCCATCAAGCATAACGAAATACATTTTCCATTCATCGCCATTCCTCAATTTAATACGAAGACTTTCCCCGCAAGTGTATTTATTAAACAACTGTTCCGATGTGCTAGTAAGAGGTATTTTTACCGTTATTACAACTACTGCCCCACCATTTAACTCTCGAAGTTCAGCATCCGCATCCACAAAAGATGAATAAATGTTATGATCTGGGTAATCAACAATTAACTGCATATTCACTCCTTAAATATAGCAACTAAAACAAACAACGATTTAACAGTAGGAATTGTTTTTATAACATATGAACGGTGCAAGATCTATCCAGATGAAGCCTCCCCTCACACCCCCGTCTCATTACATGCATTTACTATCTCACCGTAAAACATCCTCCACGCTTATCAGTCCGTTTCGCTTCAGGTAGTCCATCGCCTTCTCCGGTAATTTGCAGTCCGGCTTGGCTTTTTTCAGTTGGCTGACCAGTCGTTTAACCCACATTGTTAATTCGCTAACCTGATTGCCGGAAGCTGGTGGGTTGTCGGCTTTACCCAGAATGACAGCACTGCAGGCCTCTTTGAGTACCCAATCAACAGCATCTTTCCATGCTCCTGTTTCGACTGGTGGATTCTCACGCTTTACCTGTTCATAAAAGCGCACGGCTTTAACCAGTCCTTCTGATGTCAGTGGCACAGGCGGGGCAGTGAATAACGCCTGAATTTCATAGCTCGGCCTGTCGTTGCAATCCTCTTTTGTCGGTACATATTTCCAGTCACCAACCCACGGCTCCCCCTGTGAGTCCGTAATGCCTTTTTTCACGTAGCGATATCGCCATGCAACTGGTTTTGCCTGCCCTGCCGTTTCATGTCCTTCCTGATAATTAATCTCGCTCATTCATCGCCCCACTCATCACAATATGCTTCGACCGGAGTTTTTCCTGCTTCGTAGTCATAACGCCATGCTTCAGCATCAGCGGCACTTCCACCGCGTAACTCTGCATAGTCCATTAACAGTTCATGCCATTCTTCAAAACTGACGTTGTATTTAGTTGAACCAAAATCAGCCATTTTGTTCTTCCTCCTCATCTTTTATTTCGTGATATGAGTAATTGCAGTAGTTAAAGAAAATTTCTTTTGCTTCGTCCTGTATTTCATCTGGTGTCGCACCATCATCCACTTCGAATACATCCTCAAAATCTCCACCAGCTATTCCCGTTTCAATAATTATTCTGAACTTTCGCATTTCATTACCGCCCTTTCGGGCGGCCTCCTGATGTTCTGAGGGTGCAGAAATCCCTCCGGTTAAGGATTAAATTTTATTTACAACACTAAATTTAATTATTCAGGCGCGCGAATCTGTTCCGCACAATGCAACAATGCTTCTGTCACTTCCTTAAGCGTTACGGTATCGGCATCATCCAGTCCTGCAACTTTTGCGTGCCTGGCAAACGCCGCGCAAAGGTCGTTAAACGCCACCGCCCGTACATCAGCTAGGAAAGCGTTAGCAGCAGCCAATTCCTGGTAGTCAATCCTGCTCACTGCGCCGCCTCCTGAAAATTCCCCTGATAGAAAGCCAGTACACGCTGCATAACTTCACTATTCCGGCACTCGCGACAGATTATGTTCAGACGCCTGTCATAGCGGCGTATTTCTCCGTCTGGTAACGACCAGATAAGGTCCGGATCAACCACAGATGTTTTTTTCTTCAGCTTTGCCCTTGAGAGTTTTTTGCGGGCATTTTGCCAGTCCTTACGAGCCTGTTCAGACGGGAATAACCCGTAACCAGAGTTGTATACATCGCCACTGGCAACCAGCTCTCTGGCAAGAACGCTCATCAGATATCTTGTTGCCCCAGTTTTAGCTTCCAGTTGTCGTAACGTCTCGCGCCCACTCTGGCGTACGAGTTCAACAACCTGCCCTTTAATTTTTTCCCGCTCTTCTTGTGTAAAAACTTTTGCCACAAGCCCTCCTGAAAATTACCTCATGACCAGAAATTAACACTTACCCCCTGAAGCCCGGCGGAATTTCGTTATCCGGTTCAGAAATATGATTCACACAACGCTGGTTGTTCGTGCCGCTTACCGGGAGCAACCAGGGGTTCTCAAAATTCCGGTCCGGTCCAAAAAACGTCGTCGCTCGCTGAACAAATTCCGTTCCCGTTTTCCCGGTAGCCGCCAAGTATCTTGCGTAACGCCTCACGCCATCCAGCATGGCCTCTGGTGGCACCCCCTCGCGTAATCTGGCCTTCCAGGCACTGAAAGCGGATTTCTTCGGGTTTGCTCCGGCACGCAACGGGTACTCCCGCCAGACCTGTTCGAACGCATCCGGATAATCCACTCGTCCCACAGACAGCCCGGTGTTTTCCGGGACTACCCGATCGGCTTTCCGCTGAATGGCGGAATCGGCTTCAGGCTGCTGCAGTTGGTGTGATTGCTCCGGCCTTGGGGTCATCACCTGCTGCACAGCGCCCGAATCGGCTTTCAGCGCATACGCTGAATCGGCTTCCGGTGTCGTGCCTGCTGGCTGACCAGGATTGACGGTCTGAACATCCCCTGCCTGGTTCGTGGCGTTTTTTACGCCATGGACCATAGTGTTTTGATCTTCTTGATCTGTATCTTTATCTGTATCTTTATCTGTCGTGACTCGTCGTGACATGTGCGTGACATTTCGTGACGCGCCGTGACAATCGCCATTTTGTTCCCGCTTTCTTTCCCTCTCTCGCTGCGCCCTCTTGCGCTCTGCAGGAGATTTTGCGGTTTGCGAAATATTGCCGTTGTCCTCTTTAAGCACCTGGCGTTTTTCCCATCCAGTGATTAAATCACCATCAAGTACCCGCCCCTGCATCGTCTGCAAAATTGAATCAATTACCTCTTCTGTCACGTCGAGCGCACTTGCCAAATCTTCTGTCGTGACATCAATGTGACCTCGCGTGACATTTCGTGACGCGCTCACCAGGAGGTGGATATACACTGCCATCACTGTTGCAATTGGCTGCCCTGACACCCTGGCAATTGTTCGCCACTTAGGGTCATTTGGCATGTCATGCCATAATCTGAGCCAGGCGTTAGCCATACTCACCTCTTCTGATACCGAATCTTTTTACTCACGAGTTGCCGGAAGCGATTCGATATGGCTATTGTCAGTCAATGTACTGCCACAGCATTTCCTGCCGGGCCACCACGATTCATCTGATTGAAACCGGCGATTGCCACTGCGACAAAATCATCAGCGTCTCTCACCAGTCGCTCCCGCGTCTCCACCAGCTCCCGAAAATAAGCTGAACTGTGGCTGCGCATTCTGGCCACCAGCAAAGGTGGCATTGCCTTTTCGATCGCTGGTAACAACGCCTGAATTTTTTCAACTGCATCAGGGGTGTCTTTCTCTACCCAGCGGAAAATTTTCTGGGTATTACGGGCCAGGGCTTCCGGATGGCTGTCGTCATACAGTTCCGGGAACGTCATTCCCAGCTCGAAATACGCTTTGGTAATTTTCGCAGCCGGTACTTTTTCGCCGTCCGGATGCGCCCAGACATTCATCGCCATGCGGATGTGTTCATGCTTGATTTTCATGAATCATTCTTTCCTTCGTTTGAGGTGCTATCCTGCTTCTTGTAAAGTTCTGGGTTGTATTTCAATTCACTGTTAGTAATTTCATCCAGTTCCATTGCGCGAAGTTTGGGAATAACTGCTTTCCACCGCACAACAGCCACATGTGAAATTCCAAGAGCCTCAGCTACTAGTCGCTTTTTTTTGAAATAGCGCAGAACATCATCTTTGAACATAAAACTCTCCTGTTATTTCGAGCAGAAGGGTAACAATAGTTACATAACAATGTCAACCATAGCAACATCACTTGGTAGTAACATTGGTTACATGAAAAACACTATCAGCGAACGTATTCGGAATCGTCGAAAAGACGTTGGATTAACCCAACAGCAGGTTGCGAAAGCAATCGGCATATCTCGTGTATCCGTAACAAAATGGGAAAATGGCTCTTCAAAACCTGACGGTGAGAATTTGTATCTACTGTCAAAATTGCTTTCCAAATCTCCTGAATGGATTCTTTATGGAAAGGACGGTCACGATAAAGCCGATGATCTGCGTCTGAATCAGTACCCTTACATTAGTGACAACATCGCCCGGTTGCCCGTTTTAACGTGGGAACAGGCTGGTTATTGGGATATGAGTTGTCCAGTAACCGAGATTCCTGGTATTAAGAATTGGGTTGATGTCATGACAAAAACCGCTGAAAACTCTTTTTTATTGCATGTTGAGGGAGATGCGATGACAAACTCTAACGGCCTCCCAACCATCCCCAACGGATCTACCGTGCTGATCACACCATGCTCAAGTAACATTAGAGAACTGGTGGGAAAAATAATCTTAATCCAATTGGAAGGAACGCCAAACGTAACACTAAAAAAAGTTGCGATTGACGGACCAAACATCTATCTGTTGTCACTGAATCCGCTTTACAAACCCATCGAACTGAATGGTGGTTACACCATTAAAGGTAAAGTTTCACAAATACATCAATACTTAGACTGAGTCAGAACCCGCATTCATTGCGGGTTTTTTATGCCCTCAAATGTACCTTTTGCAACATTGTATTGACTCGAAAGGTAACTCTTGTTACCTTAACAACATACCAACCCACCCCGCCCCACAGAATGCAGGGCAATACTTCGAGTTACCTGGCAGTGGTCAGGGGTTAAATAGCCAGCCCGAGGCGTAAGAACATGACGGCAGGGTTCAACTTTAATAACTATGCAGCAGGTTTTTGTTCCGCTACCCCGGCGTTAAGGGGAAATGAGGTCAGCATGGATACTATCGATCTTGGCAACAGCGAATCTCTGGTATGTGGCGTGTTCCCCAACCAGGACGGTACGTTCACCGCGATGACGTATACCAAAAGCAAAACGTTTAAAACCGAAAATGGTGCCCGTCGCTGGCTGGAAAGAAACTCAGGTGAGTGATATGGATTTCGACACAATCATGGAAAAGGCTTACGAAGAATACTTCGATGGTCTTGCCGAAGGCGAAGAAACTCTCAGCTTCAACGAATTTAAACAGGCGCTTTCCAGTTCGGCAAAATCTAACGGCTGATAAGCGAAACAGCACCGCGAGGAATCAGTATGCAGAAACGAGAACCCGTCATCATCGCGCCAGACTATACCGATGATGAACTTTATGAGTGGATGCGCCAGAAAATTAATGCAGTGCAGGATCTGAAATGGGCCAATGAAGCCAGGACTAAGCAGGCTGAAAATCTGTCCGCTCTGGAGCAGGATATCACCAGGCTGGAAAAAGCAGCGGCATTAAGCATTGCCAGAATGGTTACATACCCGCGTTAATAGCTAACCAACGAAGCTAAGGTTGGTAATTAAGGAGTTCTCCACGGGTCAGGTGGAGTGCGTGCGCCGGACACGGGTGAACATCCGGCACTGACAGTTTACTGAAAGGATATGTCCCTGAAAAGTCAGGGCATAAAGCGAAAGCGCACGGCGAAATTGGTCTCTCTGTACGGTGTCGTTAAATTTAGTTCGACCGTGCGCTTCCGGTTGTGGCACTCCGCGAAATGGCGCGGCGGTAAGTATGGCGGGGTTATTCCTTCCTCCGTTGAGGACACCGGGTTGTCAGGTTGACCATACGCTTAAGTGACAACTCCGCTGCAACGCCCTCTGTTATCAATTTTCTGGTGACGTTTGGCGGTATCAGTTTTACTCCGTGACTGCTCTGCCGCCCTTTTTAAAGTGAATTTTGTGATGTGGTGAATGCGGCTGAGCGCACGCGGAACAGTTAAAACCAAAAACAGTGTTATGGGTGGATTCTCTGTATCCGGCGTTAATTGTTAACTGGTTAACGTCACCTGGAGGCACCAGGCACCGCATCACAAAATTCATTGTTGAGGACGCGATAATGGAAACGTTATTACCAAACGTTAATACGTCTGAAGGTTGTTTTGATATTGGTGTTCTGCTCAGTAACCGGGAGTTTACGGAAGATGCCATTAAGATGAGAAAATATGAACCTTATCTTCTCAATGATAATTCCATACTTTCCAGAATTGCCCTTCTTGAACTTGGTATTATCGGAGAACAGCAGTGACTTCAGCATTTGCACTGGTGATGACCGTTTTTCTTATAACGGGTGAGCCACAAAATGTGATTACCGGAATTTATGACAGTAAGTCATCCTGCATTCAGGTAAGGGACGAACAAAAAATCCCCGGTGAATGCCTCCCGTTAAAAAAAGTATCGCTGAACCTGAATAACGAAATACCGGCTGGATAACCCGCCAGNAGAATGAGTATTATTGCGGATTTTCTTAACCCGTACTATACACATAGGGGCAATGATAAAAGGTGGCAAAAATGAATGTTTCCAGTAGAACTGTAGTACTGATAAATGTCTTTGCTGCTGTTGGTTTGTTTACTCTTATCTCTATGAGATTTGGCTGGTTTATTTGATGGGTAATGACTCCAACTTATTGATAGTGTTTTATGTTCAGATAATGCCCGATGACTTTGTCATGCAGCTCCACCGATTTTGAGAACGACAGCGACTTCCGTCCCAGCCGTGCCAGCCGTGCCAGGTGCTGCCTCAGATTCAGGTTATGCCGCTCAATTCGCTGCGTATATCGCTTGCTGATTACGTGCAGCTTTCCCTTCAGGCGGGATTCATACAGCGGCCAGCCATCCGTCATCCATATCACCACGTCAAAGGGTGACAGCAGGCTCATAAGACGCCCCAGCGTCGCCATAGTGCGTTCACCGAATACGTGCGCAACAACCGTCTTCCGGAGACTGTCATACGCGTAAAACAGCCAGCGCTGGCGCGATTTAGCCCCGACATAGCCCCACTGTTCGTCCATTTCCGCGCAGACGATGACGTCACTGCCCGGCTGTATGCGCGAGGTTACCGACTGCGGCCTGAGTTTTTTAAGTGACGTAAAATCGTGTTGAGGCCAACGCCCATAATGCGTGCAGTTGCCCGGCATCCAACGCCATTCATGGCCATATCAATGATTTTCTGGTGCGTACCGGGTTGAGAAGCGGTGTAAGTGAACTGCAGTTGCCATGTTTTACGGCAGTGAGAGCAGAGATAGCGCTGATGTCCGGCAGTGCTTTTGCCGTTACGCACCACCCCGTCAGTAGCTGAACAGGAGGGACAGCTGATAGAAACAGAAGCCACTGGAGCACCTCAAAAACACCATCATACACTAAATCAGTAAGTTGGCAGCATCACCCAACCGTTTTATCAAAAATATAAGAGACAAATTCTTCTTTAGTCATATAGATTTCCTTCTTGGTTATTCGGGATAAGAAGGATACCACCTCGCCTGACGTGGTTAAAAGCAGGCACACAACGCGAAATGACGCGGCGGTAAGTATGGCGGAGTTATTCCTTCCCCGTTGAGGACACCGGGTTGTCAGGTTGACCATACGCTTAAGTGACAACCACGCCACAACACTCCATGTTGATTGGTACCTTTGGCGGCATCAGTTTCATTGCTGGCTGATGTCCGCCCTTTTTAAAGTGAATTTTGTGATGCGGTGAATGCGGCTCAGCGCACGCGGCACAGTTAAAAAGCGATTAGTTCCCCCGTATCGGGTGGTTATGGGTTTCCCTGTATCCGGCGTTAATTGTTAACTGGTTAACGTCACCTGGAGGCACCAGGCACCGCATCAACAAAGTTCACTTCGGTGATGAAAGGAAAGAGAAAATGTTGAATGTAGCTATTGAAAACCAGAACGGGTGGAATTATAGTGCACCTGCACCTTATAAAACGGGTGCCGGGCGTGGAAACCCGAACGTTACTTGAGCGCATAGCCGCGCTGAAGCGGTTTTTTTATGCGTAATGCACAGCTCCATTCAAATTATGGTGGGATGTGCAGGGCAGTCGCAAGACTGGCCGGGTTCTCGAGTGACCGGTATTTCCACCCCTGTACGTCTCACCACCCTTATGGTCGTGGAAAACCTCGGTGGTGAGTTAATTAACTTATCACTCGAGGATGCCATCATGGCTACTATCCCTGCCCTTTCTCACCCTGACGTAACCATCGAAAATGGTCGCGCTGTCACTACGTCTATTGCGATCGCAGAGTTCTTTGGCAAGCGTCACGACAATGTGTTACGTGCCATCGCAAATACTGAATGCTCACCTGAATTTAACGCCCTCAATTTTGAGGACGTCACCTACACTGACGCCAAAGGCGAAAAACGCCCGATGTACCAAATCACCAAAAACGGCTTCGTTTTCCTGGTGATGGGATTCACTGGCAAAAAAGCCGCTGCATTTAAAGAAGCCTACATTGCTGAGTTCGATCGCATGGAGGCCGAACTGCGCCAGAATAACACCCCACCCACTGACAAAATAATTCCAGGCGATGGCCGCACCCTGGTTGTTCACTTCGACGAACGCGGCAACATCAGATTCACCGAAACCGTTCCTGATGGCGCACGGGTCTGTACCATGGAGACTTTCCGGTTGGTAATGACTCCAACTTATTGATAGTGTTTTATGTTCAGATAATGCCCGATGACTTTGTCATGCAGCTCCACCGATTTTGAGAACGACAGCGACTTCCGTCCCAGCCGTGCCAGGTGCTGCCTCAGATTCAGGTTATGCCGCTCAATTCGCTGCGTATATCGCTTGCTGATTACGTGCAGCTTTCCCTTCAGGCGGGATTCATACAGCGGCCAGCCATCCGTCATCCATATCACCACGTCAAAGGGTGACAGCAGGCTCATAAGACGCCCCAGCGTCGCCATAGTGCGTTCACCGAATACGTGCGCAACAACCGTCTTCCGGAGACTGTCATACGCGTAAAACAGCCAGCGCTGGCGCGATTTAGCCCCGACATAGCCCCACTGTTCGTCCATTTCCGCGCAGACGATGACGTCACTGCCCGGCTGTATGCGCGAGGTTACCGACTGCGGCCTGAGTTTTTTAAGTGACGTAAAATCGTGTTGAGGCCAACGCCCATAATGCGTGCAGTTGCCCGGCATCCAACGCCATTCATGGCCATATCAATGATTTTCTGGTGCGTACCGGGTTGAGAAGCGGTGTAAGTGAACTGCAGTTGCCATGTTTTACGGCAGTGAGAGCAGAGATAGCGCTGATGTCCGGCAGTGCTTTTGCCGTTACGCACCACCCCGTCAGTAGCTGAACAGGAGGGACAGCTGATAGAAACAGAAGCCACTGGAGCACCTCAAAAACACCATCATACACTAAATCAGTAAGTTGG